TGGTGCTGTTTCCCGCATCCGGTGCCGTAGGCTTTGCGGGGGCTTTTCGTTTGTCCACATCCTTGTTGGGGTCGTAGTCAGGCCTTACCCTTCTAAGGGCATCAGCAAGGGCATTAGCCCCGCCATTGTAATCACCTTGACTATGAAGCACCTTGCCTGCGCCCCGTGAATCTGGGCCACCCTGCACCATGATGCGAGGTGTACCGGGAAGGAACCCGAGTTCCTTGACTGCCCAATTGTCGGGCCGGTAACTCTGCACTAAGAGGGTGTCAGCAAACACGCTCAGTGCAGGGTTGCTTTCGAGATCTGCGATCACTGCCTTGCATTCAGACGGCGTCCCAATTACAGTTAGCCGAAGCTTTTCCCGATCGTCGATGAGGTCTTTGCCCTTGCCCTCAATCGCTGAATAGGCCTGCTTGCGGGTGACCTCTCGACCTCCGAGCCAGAACTTTTCCACGCCCGAGTCGATGCGGGATCGATCGAGTCCGAAGTTTTGTTCCTGTTGCTCGATGATCTTTGCGAGGTGTGATGCGGGTGGTGCGAACGGGGCGAGCTCCTGGTCTGATGACCAGTTGCCATCGGGCAATAGTTCCCGGTAGCATTGCCTCGCCATGATCCAGACGCCGAGCTGCTTGCCTGCGCTGTAGAGTGCTATTTGGTTGGCATCGATGGCTCGCCACTCATAGGGCGCTACGACCGCAGCGCTCGAGGGTGTGCCCCATTTCTGACCGTAGACTTTGACGGGTTCGCTTTCGTTGACTGGCATCGGGGGAGGCGGGGGCGCGATCACGACCACGGCCCAGCCGCCGCCACCCGAGACCCATCTCTTCTTGAACTCACTTGGGCTCATCCATTCGTACTTGGTTTCGCCGGGGAAGTTGTTATCTAGGATCGCTGCCCATTTTTCTGTGAGGTGGACTGCGTTGACCATGTGGGCGATTTTGCCTGAGTAGCGGGGTGAGTAGCCGTAAGTGACCGAGGGCATCCGACCCGTGGTGAGAGCAAGCTTGATCAGTGCGGGGTCGCTGCCCTCGTACTGGAGATATTGTGCGCCGTCGCAATATTTTGCGAGCATCTTTTCAACCTTGGAAGGATAGCCACCACCCTGCTCCCGTGTCATCTTCTGCTGTAGTCCGAGGATGCTATCCACATTTTGCCATCGCCCTGCGTGCTCGATCGATGTGAAGACACAAAGGCCCGCGCCGTCTTTGCCTCCGGTGTTCTTCATTTGTTGCGAGCCGGGCAAGTCGATTTGAATTTCCTCGGCACCATCGGGAGAGGTGCGACCACCCTCGACGGAGGTTGCCTCGATCTGACTGAAAAGCAAGAGCCATAGGAAGAGGTTCATCATGGGCCTTTCGGGTTTACTGCGCCTTAAGAAGTTTTCGTATTGCTTTGATTTCTGCTTTGCTGAGGAAGTTATCCTCTTGCTCTGCGTCTCGCTCTGCCCTCTCGGCTTTGCGTTTCGCCTTTTCCTCTGGTGTGATATCCTTCACCTTGGTTTTCACCTTCCATTTACCAGCCACCTTTTTTGGTGCTTCGACTTCCGTGTCTTGTGTCAGGTAGTCGGTTTGCGGTGTGTCCTCAATTTCCACTAGCACATAAGTGCTGCCTTCAATCTCGCCACCAGTCCAGCCATCGCCAAAGCTGGTTTGCGGATGGTTCTGCTGTGGATAGGATGGAAACTCTAAGATCGTGTCACCGTTTATTTTTGCGTATTGCATGATTAACTCCGAGTGAAGATGTGTACTTTATTTGATCCAGAACCGCTGCCAGTTGAGTAAACATTAGTGCCGTCTGCGGAAATGCAAATGCCAAAAGGTGTGTCTCCAGCAGCAATAGTGCTTGTTCCGCTCAATGCTCCTGTGCCTACGTTCCTAGCAAAAATAGAGACTGTGGCACTAGCTTGATTTGTGCAGTAAACACTGACCCCATCCGGTGAAACGAGTATACCAGTAGGCCATGTACCAGTAGAAATTGTGCTTGTTCCAGACAACGCACCAGTACTAATGTTGCGATCAAAGATGGAAATGGTGGCATTACCTTGGTTAGCTGTATAAACAGATTTTCCATCTGCGGAAATACAAATTTCCCAAGGGTTTGTACCAGTGGCAATCGTTCCACCAGATGTCAATGCCCCTGTGCTAACACTGCGAGTATAGATTTGGGCCGTGGCACCACCAAAATTAGCTGCGTAAACTGATGTCCCATCTGCGGAAATGCAAATGCCATAAGGGTAAGATGCGGTAGCAATGGTGCTAGTACCGCTAAGTACCCCTGTACTTACATTTCTGCTAAAGATAGAGATTGTGGCTCCAACGTAATTAGCCGTGTATACTGATGTCCCATCTGCGGAAATACAGATATAATAAGGTCTATTTCCAGTAGCAATCGTTCCACCAGATGTTAAGGCCCCTGTGCTAACATTTCTACTAAAGATAGAGATTGTGTTTGAATTGGAATTTGCTGTGTAAACTGATGTTCCGTCTGCGGAAATGCAAATATCCCAAGGGGTTGATCCAGTCTCAATAGTGCTTGTTCCAGATAACGCACCAGTGCTGGTGTTGCGATCAAAGATCCGAACATTACCATTATCGACTGCGTAGACTGACTTACCATCAGCGGAAATGCAAACACCTTTTGGTGACGTACCAGAAGCAATGGTAGTACTTCCACTCAACGCACCAGTAAACACTCGGCCCCTACTCACACCCATGATTTTTCTATTAATAGGCATTAGAAATTCTGGCCTCCAGTCATGGCGTACCAAGTTGTACCGCCATCCCATGTGGTCAGTACGAATATGTCAACCTTGTTATTGGTGCTGGTCAAAGTTGGTGCCGTACCGCCACTCCATTTTACTGCTGCTGGCCATGTGACTGCTCGAGCCGTTCCATCGCAAACGAATGCAAGTGTGATTCCGAAAGCGTTTCCTGTGGTCGGTATGTTGCTGATTGTCAATGTGGTTATCGCTGCGTTCAAACTTACATGAAACACATTTCCAAGGGCACAATTTAGCGTGAGCGTTCCTGTCGATATTGCTGGTGCGGTTTTAACTTCTATTAATCCAGTGATCGTTGGCGTGGTGAGTGCTGGGCTGGTGGCAAAAACATTTGCCCCTGTGCCAGTTTCATCCGTGAGGCATGAGGCGAGATTTGCGCTGGATGGTGTAGCCAAGAAAGTGGCAACGCTTGTGCCAAGTCCGCTAACCCCTGACGATATAGGAAGTCCGGTGCAACTGGTGAGCGTACCGCTGGAAGGTGTGCCGAGAACAGGAGTCACCAAAGTTGGTGAGGTTAGCGAAAGCGTGTCACCGCTTTGAAGTTCTTGCACCGTGGTCGTGTTTACTACTAACGGATATCGTGCTGCCATGTTTTCTCCTAGGTGACGGTTACATTAACGGTGGTAACGCCACCAAATAAAAGCACAGGCAACGAGCCATTTGAAATACTGACATTGGTCACACTGCCACTGTAGAGCGTGACAGGTAAAGCTGTGACTGTGGATGCCCCAATCTGAATGATGCTGGGAGTTCCGTTATCCTTGCGTGTGTAGAGCTTGCCATCGTAGGTATTAACCCCAAGCTCACCCAGTGCGAGATCACTTGTGGTTGGCACCCTTGCAGCTACTGCGCTTTGTTTTATCTTAATTAGATTAGCCATGTTAGAAAGTCCCGCCATCGATAATGATGCCGCTACCAAGACTGGTCGCTGATAAGACTACAGTGCCGTTGATGTAGTAGCTCTTGGCTGATGCAATGTTGATATGATCGCTGCTTGTCCAGGCATCGGTTGCATCTACCCAGTTCCATGTGTGATCAGTTAAACCCTTCAAGGTTAGACCGCCACCATCTGCACCCGCATCGGTTGTGGATGCGCTAGCAAGAACAATGTTCTTATCACCCACTGCAAGGGTGGTACTAGATATCGTGGTCGTGGTGCCGTTCACGGTTAGGTCACCACTGAGAACCAAGCTAGTGCCAGTGGCTACTCCAATGTCAGGAGTGATAAGCGTAGGACTCGTATCAACTACGAACTTTGATCCGGTTCCGGTCTGGCTAGCAATTACAGTTGCATTGCCACTGCTTGTGATCACTCCGGTTAAGTTGGCATTGGTGGTCACTGTTGCTGCCGAGCCGGTGGTGTTCTGGTTCAGCGTAGGGAATGTGCAATTGGTTAGGTCACCGCTTGAAGGGGTGCCGAGTGCTGGTGTTACCAGCGTTGGTGAAGTGTTCATCACAAAGGTGGTGCCTGTGCCAGTCTGCGCTGCCACCGAGGTTGCGTTCCCTACTGATGTTATCGGGCCAGTGAGGTTGGCATTTGTGGTGGTTGTTACTGCGAAGTCAGGGCCACCGATTGCAATTACGGATGTTGCCACCCCGAAGCTGTCATCACCTAGTCCGTAGTAAAGAATCCTCCCGCCTGCATTTTCATTAAAGGCAAGTTCCGCTGCCCCGAGTGTCGAGGGTGCGCCAGTGGAGCCACCTATTCTGCGCTTAATTCTGATCGTGTTCGCCATGATAAAAAGTCCTTAGTTAGAAGTTACCTTCAGAAATTACCACCATCTAGTTTGTTGGTGTTGACCCACTGCGTTGATGCCGATGAATATTTTAAAAGGTCACCATCTGCCACCCCAGTAATGGTGGTATCGGTGAGTCCATCGAGTGTCGAAGAACCTGCAGCGCCCGCTGGCCCTGTCAACCCTCGGCCATCGTAGACGGTTACCAGCGTTTCGCCTTGTGCGACTGTGACGATGCCAGATTCTGTGACCACGACGATGTCTGGCATTATCTTGTCACCTCCGCTTTCACGGTGAAAGTGCCTTCGATGAGTCTGATCACCGTTGAGCCGTTATAAAGTTCGAGATCGTAGAAGTATTTACCAGGCGTAATCGCTTCCATCGTGGCCGCGTCAACGAGTAAATCCACAGTTCCGGCGGCACCGCCAAGCGTGATTCGGGTGTTTTCTGTGGTGAGCTCCAGCGTGACGGTTGCGCTTGCTGCGGTTGGTCTTACTTGCATAGCAGCGGTGTAGCCTGTCAGATCGGTCTCGACCTCGTCAGCGTCGGTGTACAATATGGTACGGGCTAGGGTTGCGCCCTGTTCTGCCGCAAAGTTGTAGATTCCTGCTGGCATAATGACCTCCGAAAAAAAGAATATTACCGAGGTTAACTTGGCTTGTGTGGCGATGCAAATCGCTCGCACTAGTTAGGGGGTTGCCGTTTGCGTTGTCGGATCGGATCGCATTAGCGAGCCATTGGTATTGGTGTAAACATAGTAGGAGTTTGTTTTGTAAAATTCAGAGGTCGCTGGCGTTGGTTTTCTTGCGTCTGAGTAACCACTATAGAACAAGGTGATATCGCTACTTAGACCGCCAGAACTTAGATAATGCTCGTAGTAAATTTGGTTAGAAGAGTTCACTTTCCAGTTAAGTAGCGATGAATTAAGAAATCTTTTACCACTGGCAACAGTAGGCAATAGGCCTGCTGGCATCGATAATCTGCCTGGTATGTTGTAATAGTTCGCCACTGGCCCATAGTAGGTGCTGCTTGCTGCGTCGTAAGTCAAGGTAACACTAAGTGTGCCAAGTGCGATATCATCGCCAGATGGTATGTCTACAGTCGTTCGCCTAAATACTGCATCAATCAGATAACAGGTGATTGTGGTAGGTATGGTTTGGCCGTATTGGATATCAAAGCTTAAAAGGTATGGTGCGCCACCTACTGGATATGTTGATGTCCATGTTGGCGGACTTAGTGCTGTGTTATAGCTTGTCCATTGTCTAGGTGATGTTTGGTAAAATTCAAATTCTGAGTAGGAAGGTAATGAAACTGGAGTTTCATAAGAATAATTTTCATTGCTGCGCCAAACACGATAATAGTAATCTAAATAATAAGTCCAAGAGGCAGCGCATACATCGGCACCAGAGCCAAGAATATAATTTAAAAGCTGTGCTTGGTAGGTGCCGATGCCGTCAACTACACGGAACCAAAAAAATCTTCTGTTATTTGTTCGTGAAACGCCGCTGCATAAAATAGGCGCATCATATTCATAGTGAACAAAGTAGTTGATGCCTGAATATATAGCTCCGTTGTAGGTGCTGACATAAGTTGCTGAAGGATCGAACAACCTTGCCACTACTGTTTCCGTTGGAAAAACTAATTCCACATGGTCAGGGAAAGTTTGCAAGTATTCAGTAGGTGGCGGACAGCAGTAGATATCTGCAACATCTGCTGCTGCCATCTCCACGCAAGCAATAGGTGCATAAATCTTATTGAAAAAATTCAAATTAAACTGTGTGTTTTCTGGTGGTATTATCGGATCAATTTCTGCTACAGCATCCTCGTAAGACGAATACAGTATAATCGTTACCGGATTAAATTCGAGATGGTAAACATAGGCAAAGCTAATAACTTCAGTAATGCGAGAAACTGAAAATGTTCTCCCTCCGTTGCTTACTCCACTTGTCACACTCAATAGGAATGGCGTTCCGTAGTAAGTCTGATAGAGCAAGGTATACCTAACCCATGCTCCAGATTTAGCTGTGTATATATCGTTTTCCGCCTCATCTGTTTGGTTTTGGACTACTACTATATCGTTTAATGCGGTCATAATTCCGTCAACAACTTGGAGTCCGGTCAAAGAGATGTTTGCAGTTGTTGCAAGTTTTGCATTAGTTGGTATCCATCCCGGCGGAACATAAAAATATTGGTTGCCTTCAGGAAGATTTTTGATTTTTAAAAAGTAAACTTCTTGCGGTACTAGGAAGCCTGCAACTGTTACATCGCAAACCGTTCTGATTATTCCGAGATCTACAAAATTTTTAGGAGATCGGCCTTCTCTTGATAGGCTTGTAGCAGTAATGCCAAAATTAAAGTCATCAAATCTAATTGCAAGCTCTCCGGTGTCTTGTCTTGTGTGTGTGACTAAGCCGAGCGAAGAATAAATGGGGTATTGGTCATCCCAGTAAATTTGCATTATGCACCTTCCAACACTACGATTCTTGCGGTAAGGTCTGTGATTGCGTCAAGCATGGCTTGAATGTCCACGGTTGCAAACTCCACCGCAGTGGCACCTGAGTTGACCTTCAAGAACTTCCCGGCTGCGCTGGTGTAGCTCGCTGGAAAATCGGTTGCACCTTTGAGCGTGAGTGCCTGCCAGCCCCTAGCACCTGTGGTTGCGTGCGTTGCGTAGTATTTGCTATTGCCAGGCGTTGCTGTGTCGTTCACCAGCTTAAGCGCCGTCCATGCTGGTGAATTTGGATTACCACCTCCGGTGAGTGAGTTAGTCGTTGTCACATTATTCGCCGAAAAAACTACGGCAGAATTTGCGCTATTGACTGTTAAAGAATAGTAGGTGCTAGAACTTCCATAAGTCGCAGGCGAATCACTGAGAGCGATAAAAGTGGTGTAGCTTGGCCCTTCGCCTATTGCACCAAATTCCAAAGCAGTGGCAGCGTCGTTGACTTTTACTACTCGGCCTTGGTTTCCTAGAAAAGAGGACGGTGTTACATCGGTAAGCGCAAGGAACTGCTTAATTACTGCGTTATCGTAATCAGCACCTGATAGCGTAACCGTTGAAACTTCTATCCCTGTGGGTGTACAAATAACATCCGTTACCACTTCTATCACTGCGGAACCACCAGAAGCCGCTCCCGTCTTCACCACAAACACCGGCAACCCTGCTTCGGTGTAGCCTGAGAATTGCCCCATGTAGCGTTGCCCCACGGTAAGCGCTGCACCGTTTAACTCTTTGATCTTAACCTCATTTATGTCGTTCATGGTGTTGGCGCTGGCGTGATAGTCCACCCTCTGCCCGGTATTGAGGGGCGAGCCTAGCGCCGTCACCTTCACCACCGACATCGTGGAACCGCCGAGCATGGGCCCGATGCGTGTGGGCTCCGTCGTGTCGCCCTCAACAGACTTCACCACTCTGGCGATGCGTCTTGCTGAGTCTTCAGTAAAGCCATAGGCGCTGGACATTAGAGAATCTTTCTGTAGATCGGAGTGAGATAGGTGTAAGGGATATCGTCGTAAAGTCGGAAGGCTAGGAACCCGCCGTTCTCTAGGGTAGGGGCGACCCCGTGATCGAGAGGAATGCCAGTGTCACCCATGATGATCACACCATTAGGGAGAACATTGCCCGCAACATCTCTTGCGGTAATTAGCTTGGTGCCGTTCCATTCGGTGTAACTATGGTTCAGGATTTCGGCGTCCCAGTTTTCTTTATTCAAGAGATACTCAAGCGAGATGCGCCAATACTTGACGCCGTTCTCATAGACCCGCTTTGCTGTGACTTTGTCTAAGAGCATAGTCCTTGGGCCGAACCCCGAGAATGAGCTTGTGTTGACGCACTTAACCCGATCCATCCAATCCAAGGCGATGAAGGTGGCGCTGTTGAACTCTAACTTCATGGCTAACAAGGGGCGGCTTGCCATTACAGGCGGGTCGAACCTTTCGCCGTTGCCGTTGATCATCGGCTTAACGGGGGTGCTAAAGTCCTCGGTCATCACATACTCTTTATCGACCGTACTAAAATCAATGTCCGTGGGTCGAGTCAGCGGGTTCTCGTTCGCCTCGCTGGCCTTCTCTTCGGGGCTTGCCCCTTTGTTCTGACTTGCTACCTCGGGCGTCTGCGCTGCGCTAGGCGTGGAGCTCGGCGCCACGGTGTCGATATTGCTGTTGTAGGAGCAAGTGATTTTCCAGAAGTGCGGGTCTTCCATCTGGCTTGCAGTCCTACCGACACAGAAGGCTTTATCATATTTTGGATGCACTGAGAACATGG